CACAATGGCTCATGTCATCTCGGTTCTTCTTAGTACCCTCTCAAATTGTCGAACATGCGGTGTACAAATTTTGCCGTGCTTTGAATATTGTAACAACAACACGACACAGTCCCTTTTGGACGATTTTGACAGGATTTATTTCTGCAGTTGCTCTCTTCTTTGGTGTGAAAACATGTTATAACTTTTTGTTTAGACATAACACATGCCATTTGAAGAGAATCAATGAAGGAGAGAAATTCGATAAAATTTCGTTTTGTAGGGCTGGGTGTGAAGATTGTGCCAATTTCAAAACGCGCGCATTTTGTCTCGCCACATGCAAGGTATGCGGATTGACAGGGAACGGATTGACCGTAGCACCATCGAAAGAACCCCACGTGCGAACGATTATAAGCCTGATACTCAAACCTATCCAAGGAAAATCAGAAGGCTTATGGAGTGAACATTGTCAATTATTGACTCTGGTTGCCAAAGACACACTACCTACCGCAGGACTTGTGATGTGCAAAGAAGCTAAATGTGTTTATTGTGACGCTATACGTGACTTGATGGAAAATTGTGAAGTCAAAGATTGTAACCCTTGTTCTCTCACTCTTAAAGGATGTTTGTCCTCTGACCCCGCTCATCTTCTTCAAAAGATGAAATTGGCGGTCTCTTCGATCAACTCAGTTGAGAGATTCAAGCTACGTATTGCTAAAGAACATATTTGTTGCGTACATTGCGATGAAGACGAAGAAGGCAAGTTGCATGAAATCTGCACACACTGTTACCCCGAAACTATGAATAAATCAGGTCTCAATAAAACAGCCATCCGTGGATTGAGTATGATGGATATTGCTTTGTCTGAGAGTGAAGAAGTACGAACTCGTAGATCGCGGCGCGCAAGAGCCGAGACCGATCCTCAGGCAGAAGCGTTAACAGATGTTAATGCAGACCAAGTAATACACAGCAAGGTAGCTGGAAACACTTTTGTTGTTTCCTCAGAAGTCATCGTGAATCAACAAATTCACAGACGATCTGGTCTAGGTGTGTTTGTCAAGGGTAGAATTTTCTTAATGGTCCGACACGTTTACGAGTCAATGGGCGATATAGTTAATATCACATCCTTGAAAAATAACACTCTGACTTATGACTTCCCAAAGAAAGAACTGATAACGGTTGACTTGAAAACACCTGACAATGAACCCAAAGACCTTGTCCTCGTTTGTTTCCCTAGAACAATGATGGTCATGCCCGATATTCACAAGCATTTTATCCAAGCGAAAGATCAAACCAAATACGAAACTTTTAAGGTAACGCTTTTGACTCACCGGGACATGATCCTTACTCGTTTGGAATCCTACGCTAAACCTGAACATCATCTGGACGAATTTAGGTACCAACACAAGGACGAAGAAATCTGGATTCGTGACTACTATCAATATTCTGCCGAAACAAAACCTGGTGATTGCGGAGCGCCTTTAGTGGCCCACGCACCTTCACTTACCGGCAAACTGATTGGTATACACGTAGCTGGAGCCGTGGCACCTGGCACTGCATATAGCACTAGTATCACGTACGAACTGCTTAAAACTGGACTGGACAAATTTCCTGTTCAAGCGCAAGTGTGCTGGAATGTCACAACCGAAGATGTAACAACTCCAATTGAGGGTCAATTTTACCCTCTAGCAACGACTTCTCCCCTAGGATCACCATCTGGAACAAAGCTGCGACCCTCATCGATACATGGACAAGTTTCAGTACCGACCACAATGCCTTCCGCTTTGAAACCGATGAAAGTTCAAGGAATGCCTGTAAATCCGATGTTGCTCGCTCTATCCAAGAACGCCGGAAAAACTCCGTTAATTGACCATGGATTGCTTCACGAATGTGTACAAGCTGTAGCCCCTTCCGTTTCACAGAAATGGAATGGCCCGCTGCTTTACAGCATAACTGAAGCTGCTCTTGGCATTGATGGAGACGACCGGGTTCGTTGTTTAGACCGACAATCGTCTGCAGGGTATCCTTGGGTTTTGTACGCGAAGCAACCCGGAAAGCAAGATTGGTTGGGAAAGGATGAAGACAAGTATGTTGCAGAGTCAATGCGCCAAGCTGTACAATTCCGTGAGAATGAAGCTCTTCAGGGACGCAGAGTGTTAACCGTTTGGGTCGATACACTTAAGGACGAAAGACGCCCAATAGAAAAAGTTGCGGCAGGTAAGACTCGATCATTTGCATGTGGACCGGTAGACTACAATATTTTGTTTAGAAGACATTTCTTGGCATTCGTTGCGAACGCTATGGACAATCGTATTCATAATGAAATTAGTGTGGGAACTGATCCATATTCCTTTGATTGGGAGAAAACCTACGTGAAACTGACTCATTTTGGGAAGAATTTGACCAGTGGTGATTTCTCGAACTTCGATGGAAGCCTCTCTGCCGATTTACTATGGGCCGTCTACGACGTAATTAACAACTGGTACTTGCTCAATGGCGAAACTCAGC